CCTGGTTCTTCGTCTATCCCGAATCTGATGGGTTCGCTCCAAGCGCGTGCGGCGGCAGCGGGCGTCGTCGAGAACCAGGCCGGGCGTCGCGTGTCTCTGCTCACTCCGGACGAAGCCAGTCAAACTCTGCAGATGGTCAACTCGCTCTCCGGCGATGCACAGGCGCAGGTGCTGCAGGGCATCGGCGCTGCATACGGCTCCGCGCCGCGCATCAATGACTTGGCCGAACAGTGGAAGGAAAAGAATCCGCCGGTCGCGCTTGCGCTGAAAGCGGGATCAGGCGGCGGTGATGGCGGCCCGTTGCTGACCGACAAGGGTGCGCCGATCAGCACGTTCATTCTCGCGGGCGCGCAGGCGATCAAGGACAAGACGGTCAAGGTGGACGACGTCGCGGGCACCGGCATCAAGGCGCAGATTGCAAACGCGATCAATGGCACGCTGCCGCCGACTCAGGCCGAGGACGCGAAAGACGGTGCCTATTACATCGCCCTCGGCAACGCCGTCAAAAATGGCCGGGAACAGCCAAGCAGCAGCGACATTCAATCGGGCATCGATACCGCAACTGGCGGCATTTCGAACACCGGTGGCACGAAGCTTTCCGGCAAGCCGCAGACCGTCGCGCGCCCATATGGATGGACTGACGATCAGTTTCAGGCGAGCGTCAAGACTGCCGGCACGGCGAACATCGAGAACCAGGTGGGCGGCAAGCCCATTGATACCGTGTATGCCAACGGCAAGCCGATCCCTGCTGACCAGTTCATGGCGAAATTCCCGAGCTACCAACTCATGCGCGTGGGCGTGCGCGGCACGTATGCGGTGGTCACAGGTTCGAAGTTCGTCAGCGACTCCACCGGCGCGCCCGTCACGATTCACCTCTCGCGCAATCAGCAGCCATCCAGCAGCGTGCAAGCCTCGCCGCAGGTCTCGACGGGCACCGTCGACAATCCCTTCACGCCCTGATCCATGCCACTCGATCCCCTCTACGAAGACTCGACCAGCACGTTTCTCGCTGGACAGAATCAAGTCAACATTCCCGACCCGGGCACACCAGCGCCGAGCACGTCGCTTACCTCGATCGCGAAAGCAGTCGGTCGCGGTATCGGCCAAGGTGGCGCGTCGCTGTTTGGTGCCGCAGCCGATACGGCATCTGGCTTGTCGCAGGTCTACGTTGATCCCGACTCCACCGCCGGCGCCGCGCTCAACCCTGTCGAGCAAGCCGCGCAGGACAAGCGCATCAATGACGGCCTCGCCAAAGCCAAAGCCGGAACGCTCTTCCAAAGCAGCGCCGGTACAGCGGCGTACAACTTCGCCGACACGCTCAAACCTGACCCGACCAACTCCACCGCCATCGACCAGATCGTGCAAGGCGCGGTTGCCGGCCTGACGCAGATCGTCCCGGCTGCTGTTCTCGGCGGTCCGCTTGCTGGCGCTGCGGTAGGCGGCGCATCCATCGGCCTGGGCGCATCCGAAGACCTGAAGCGCAAAGGCGTGGACGTCGGCACGCGCACCGCTGTCGGCGCGCTTGAGGGCACGCTCGGCGGCGTCGGCGCTGTGCTTCCTGCCGGTGGCTCGACGCTCGCGCGTACGGCCGGCCTGGTAGCGCTCGGCGGTCCTGGCTTCACCATCGGGCAAGGCACCGCCGAGAAAGCGATCCTTCGAAACGCCAATTACGACAAACTCGCCGACCAGATCAACCCGCTTGATCCCGTCAATCTGGCGGCATCCACCATCGTCGCGGGCGCGTTCGGCGGATTGCACACGGCGGGTGCGGCGCGCGCAGCCAAGGCTGATGGTGCGGCGCCAATCGCACCGGCTGCCAGCACCGACACGCCAATCACGGCCATGCCGGTCGATGCGCGCAAAGCACTTCCGTACAACTCGCCCGCACTCGACTCATACGCGCAGCAGGCAGCGCAAGCCGCTGGCGTGCCGCCCGAGATGTTGCTGTTCATCAAGAACAAGGGCGAGAAATCGAATAGCAACCAGGTCAGCCCTGCCGGCGCGAAAGGCGTCATGCAGTTCACCGACAGTACGTATAAGCAGTTCGGTAAGGGCGACCCGAAAGACCCGGTGAATTCCATCGATGCCGCCGCTGCTTATTCCGCCGATCTGCTGAAGCGTTACGACGGCGACGTGCGTGCGGCGATCACAGAGTACAACGGCGGCGTCAAGCAGGCCGAGGCGGTGCACGCCGGTGGCAAGCCCACCGATCCGCAGACCATCGCTTACCTGCAGCGCTACGACGAGTACGCCGCAAACCACCAGATCAGCAACCTGAAGTTCGATCCCACGCCCGAGCAGACTGACGCCGCGCTCGTGTCGCACGGTCAGAGCCTTGTCGATGACGCGCATATTGGCCCGGCTGACGACGTGGCCGCCATGAGCGCGCATCAGGACGCTTTCGAACTGGCGAGCCGCCAGATGGATGCAGGCGAACCGGTAGACGTCACGAGCGTGATGCCGCCCGAGTTCGCGCGCGGCGATGTGCTCAGTGACTATGCGCGGCAGATCGGCGAAGCCCGCACCGCAGAGCAACCACCACAGCCCGCGGCGATCCCGAAAGCGCAGCCTTTGGATACACAGACCGCTGATCCAGTCCGCACGCCCGACGCGGGCACAGAACCCGCCGCAGCGAAACCGGCTCAGGCACCTCAAACCGGCGAGGTGAAACCGGAAACGGCACCATCTCCCGCCGAGCAGAACGTCCGTCAGGCCGCGATTGAGAAGCCAGACACAGTTGTGCACCTCGACGCCAACGCGGGACCGCAGGAAGGCAAGATTAGCGACCTGCTGAAGACCATCGACGACGAGCACCAAGCCACATTGCAGGACGCCAGCCTGTTGCAGGTTGCGGCGAACTGCTTCATCGGATCGGGAGATTAGGATGCGAGATAAGTGCGTCAACGCAGTACAGCAGGCCGCCGGCCGTCAACTCACGAAAGCCGAGATCGACGGCATCGAAAACCGCGTGCGCGCCGGTATGCGCTCTGTAGCCGCGCAGGATATCGACGCCTGGCGCGGCATGTCGCAGGCGGACCGCACCGCCAAAGGTGCCGAGTTCGCGAAGCAGCAGCTCGAACAGGAAGCGGAACTGGCCAAGCAGCGAAAACTCCTGCAGATCAGCAAACAGATCGAGACCACCGACCGGATTCAAGAGCGCCTATTTTCCGATCCCGAAAAAGCTCACGCTAAGCGCGCGCGGGAAAAAGCGGTGAAAGGCGATATCGAGGAAACATATACGCAGATCGGTGCCATCAAAGCGGATTACATGCGCGGCACAATGGGCGCTATCGAATCTATGAAACACGGGCAGAATTTTGTAGCACGCGCTTTCGACGTCGATAACCCTGCGATGGAGCGCGACATTATCCGCGAAATCTACCGCGGCGCCGATGGTTCGACTGGCAATGACGTGGCAAAAGGTGCGGCCGAGCAAATCGGCAAGACCACGAACGCCATGCGCGAACGCTTCAACTCTGCGGGCGGCAATGTCGGCGAACTCGATTACGGCTATGTCCCGATCCGTCATTCCCAATCCAAGGTGCTCGGCAATGGCTCGGACGCGCAGCGCTCGGCATGGGCTGACAAGGTGATGCCGCTGCTCGATCGGAAGCAGTATCTTGACGACTCAGGCAACCCGATGACGGACGCCGCGCTGCGCAAGATGCTGACGGGTGATGATCGCGAGACGTGGGAGAAAGCGAATATCGCGGCCAAGGGTCAAGGCGTCGCGCCGCGCGAGACGGGTGTGTGGGACACGATCGCATACGGCGGCGTCAGCAAGATCGTACCGGGCGAGACAACCGGCGGTGCCGCACGCGCCAATCAGGGATCCGCACACCGTGTGCTGCACTTCGCTGATGCCGACGCGCACATGGCCTATAACCGGGAATTCGGCGAGGGTTCGCTGCTCGACGCACTGAACCAGCACATCACCGGCATGGCGAAGAACATCAGCCTCGTGGAACGCTACGGCCCGAATCCGACGCGCAACATGCAGACTCAGATGCAGCTCACTGCCGTCCACGACAACACGCAACTGCGCACGCTCGAAGGCGGTATGACGTCGGTGGGTGCCTATTGGAATTACATCTCGGGCGCGACGAACACACCGGTCAACCCGGCGATGGCGCAGCGCTTCCAGACGATCCGTACGACCGTCAGCGCGATCAAACTGCAAGGCACGCTACTCGCCGCACTGGGCGACGTCGGAACGCTCTTCGTGACGGCTGGCTACAACAAGGTTCCGTTCTTCAAATCTCTCGGTACCGCCGCGCGCCTCGCGCTTCCCGGTAGCAAGGATTTCCGCGACTACCTGTCGTCGCAAGGCCTGATCGCCGAGCAGCTTGAGCACGGTCTGAACCGGTGGGGAACCGATAACCTCTCGACCACCTGGGCGTCGAATCTGTCGGCGGCCACGATGAAATTCGGCGGCGTCACCGGTTGGACCGATGCGCTGCGCACCGGGTTTCAGACGCAGATGATGAAGGGATTAGGCGAGATCGCGAGCAAGCCGTGGGGGGAACTGACTGAATGGGATCGCCGCTCGCTTGGCCGCTCGGGCATCACCGCCGACGACTGGTCGGTCATCAACACGGCGAAGCTCGGCGAGTATGGCGGCAGCAAGTTCCTCACGCCCGATTCGATCTACGGCACCGGCCACGAGAACGCGGCAAACATCGTGCCGAAGGTACTTGGCATGATCCGGGAGGAAGGTGAATACGCGGTGCTCAACCCTGACCTTGCCGCAAAGGTGATCACATCGGCCACGCCCGGCACGTGGAGCGGTGAGCTGCAAAAGACGTTCATGCAGTTCAAGGCGTTCCCCATTGCCATGATGACGCGGCACTGGGGACGGCTCGCCGAGATGCAGCGCAGCGGCGATTACAAGGTAGCCGGCGCGCCTGCGCTCGCGAATCCGCTGGCCTATGGCGCTGCTCTTGTGCTGAGCACCACGCTCATGGGCGCGGTATCGAATCAGGCGAAAGACCTGCTCGCCGGCAAAGACCCGGAAGCTATGTGGGGCGATCCGAAGCAGTCCGGTATGTTCTGGCTGCGCGCGTTCCTCAAGGGCGGCGGCGCAGGCTTCGCGGGCGACACGTTGAACTCGGCACTCACCAGCCGCGACTATGGGTCTGCGATTGGCTCAGTGGTCGGCGGCCCGGTCGGCTCTGTTCTCTTCGATCCGCTTCATGCCGCATATCAAAACAGTACCGATGCGGCCAACGGAAAGGACACGCACGTCGGCGCGGACATGCTGAAGTTTGCGCAGAACAACACACCGCTGATTAATTTGTGGTACTGGAAAACGGTGTGGAATCGATTGCTGTTCGATAATATCGCCGAGAACTTGTCACCAGGCGTCACGCAGCGCAATGCGAACCGCTCGAAGAAGATATATGGAAATGACTCTTACTGGCAACCGGGGCAATCTACGCCTGACCGCGCGCCGAACTTATCAGCGGCCTTCGGGGGGCAGTGATGCGGGACGATCAATATTTGCGCCTTCAGGCGTTATCCGAACAGCTCACGGACGTGTTTCTCGAAGAGGCCGACCCGGAGCAATGGCCAGGTGCTGGCGTGCCGCTGCAGTCGATGGACAAAGCCACGCGCGGCGATCGCTACTGGTCGAAGAAGAACGCCGCGGCAACGGTGATGCTAATTGGCCGAGTTGAAAATCTGGTTGGCTCGATCCAGACCGACAGCAATGCCGGGCACGGCGCGGCAACAGTCACGGACGCCGATAGCGAGCTCGATCAGGAAATCGCCGCCGCTGAGAAAGAGGCATCGCGCCTGCTGAGCAAGGTAGGCGAAGGCGCGCGCAAGGCCGCATTTGATAAGCGAGCACTCGGCAATGGCAAAGCCTGATGTCGGGTTCGTCCCGTTCTTCCTGATGTGGGCACGGATTCAGGGGTGGAAGGTTCCGCTTCTGCATATCCGAATCTGTCATTGGCTTGAGACGTGCGACGACCCGGTCCGGGTTCTTCAGGTGTTCCGCGGTGCATCCAAGTCCACCACATACGCCGTGTATAAAGCGTGGAAGCTCTACCGCAACCGCAGCAATCGCGCACTCATTTGGGCGGCTGACGATCCGCTCGCAACCAAGCTCACCCGCGACACACTGAACGTCATGCGCCGGCATCCGCTTTGTGCTGGCATGCTGCCGCGCAAGCCGGGCGCGCAATCGTTCTGGGTCAATGGCGCGACCGATGCGCGGAACCCGAGCATGCAGGCCGTGGGCGTCAATTCGAACGTGACCGGTGCGCGCGCCGATGACATCGACTATGACGATATCGAGGTCCCAAAGAACATCAAGACGCCCGAGGCTCGCGCAAATCTACGGATGAAGACGGAAGAGTCGACATTCATTGCAGTGCCGGGCGCGCAGGAAACCTACATTGGCACGCCGCACACGCACGACTCGATCTATCCCGAGCTGATCGCGGCCGGCGCGGCGTCGCTGAAAATCCCGTTGTTCGAGAACGCCGTCCGGTACGAGGACACCACAAAAGCCACGCGCTACCGGTTCGACTTCGTGCCCGGTGACGACGGCCTGTATGTGATGACCGGCGTCTATAAGCATGCGCGCCTGCTGGTCGAGGGCCGTGACTATAAGGTCGATGGACGCTATATCGTGTTCACCGCTCCGCCGGGTACGGTCCTCGACATCTACTCGCACTGCGCATGGCCGGAACGCTTCACCCGCGACGACATCGAGAAGCGCCGTAAGAAAACCCGCACGCTGAACTACTGGGATTCGCAGTACCAGCTCGAAGCCAAACCGATCAATGAGTGCCGCCTTGATCCTGCCAAGATGAAGCCGTATGCCGTGCAGCCGACAGTCGAGCGCGCGAACGGCGAAATGCGCATGATGCTCGGCGGTGTGCGGATAATCAGCGCGCGATGCTATTGGGACTGCTCGCTCGGTAAGGTCGGCGGTGATGACTCGGCGTTATCGCTGATCCTAGACGATACGGGCGGAAACTATTACTGGCACGTTGCGCAAGCGATGATCGGTGAGTTCGCCGAATTCTCCGATGGCGAGAACTCCAAGATCGTCAGCGGTCAAGTGCTGCAGGCGTGCGACGTCATCGAGAAATACCAGGTGCCTGTTGTGTACGTCGAGACTAACGGGGTCGGCACATTCGTCCCCAAGTTGCTGCGCAAGGCGCTCAAGCAACGCCGCCTTCAGTGTGCCGTCATCGATATTAACGCGACCGGCAACAAGAACGAGCGAATCCTTGCAGGCATTGAGCCGCCGCTCAAGTCGGGCGTTCTGTGGGCGCACGTGGACGTGCTCGACGGTCCATTGTGGGATCAGATGAAAGACTGGAATCCGGCCGTCAAGTCTCAGCCCGACGACTTCATTGACAGTGGCTCGGGCGCAATCCTGCAGGCGCCGGTGCGCATCGGCAAGGTGGTGGGCAATCCGGGTTCAGATCAGCGCGAGGACTGGCGCCCAGGAACCGGAGTCCATGAGGTAACGCTCGATATGGCGTAGTCAGGATTCCGACCTGCGTCCCGACGAAGAATGCAGCAACTTCTTCAGGGACCTGCCATGACCGTACCTATTCAAGACCCGATTGCGTCTTACATTGCAAACGGTGTCACCGCCGGCCCGTTCACAGTCCCGTTCCGTATTCTCGTGAACGACGATCTGAAAGTACTTTACAACGGGCTGCTGGCTGATTCCTCGACCTACGTCTACGCAGGTCTCGGAGACGACGAGGGCAGCGTAACGTTCTTTACGTTGCCGCCGGCCGGCACCACTGTCATCGTCTATCGTCAGGTTGCACTAGAACGCGAGAACGACTATCAGTTTAATGGTGACCTTCGCGCAGTCACCGTCAATGCGGACTTTGATCGTATCTGGATGGCGATCCAAGACATCGGATCGAGCCAAACAAGGACGCTTCGTTTTCCTGTTGATGAGTATGCACACGATGGAACGCTGCCAGAAGCGAGTGTTCGGTCTGGAAAGATTCTTGGGTTCGACGATCTCGGCGGAATAACAATGGTTCCTGTGCCCGCGTCAATCGGTGCAGGCGACTTGCACGACGAACTCGGGACCGATGGAACGCCGGGATTTAAGCCAGGCGTTGATTTCACGCCGGGTGTTTCAACGACATTGCAGTTGTCCCGCCCGTACGGCACAAAGGCAAATCTGTTCGTCGATTTCGAAGGAACTGCGCAGGGTGCCAACACCTACAGCTTGAGTAATCTCACGCTTGCATTCGATGGCCCTTTACCGGCTGTCACGGTTTTCGTTAAGGGAGGCACGACGCTCTCGATTTACGTGCCGCCTGACGATTCAGTTGGCGATAACCAGTTGTCGTTTGGTGCGACGCTTGTTCGTCCTGTCGCCTCTGTCGCAGCGTTGCAAAATCTCAACATCCTCAAATACCAGCGCGCATCGACCAATGGCTATTTCCCGGGTGGTCCCGGCGGCGGCGACTATTACTACGATGCGACTTACCCCGCAGCGAATGCCAACGGTTTTACGGCAATCGCCAGCGCGAACGGCATTGGCTGCTGGCGTCTGATTCCGCGCGACATGGTGAGCCTGTATCAGGCCGGCGCGAAAGGCGATGACACTGCAGACGACACGGCAGCAACGCAGGCTGCAGTCGCTTGGTGCGAATCGAATGGCGTCACCCTTCGAGTGCCTGCTGTTTCCGCTGCGTTTCGACTGACAGCGACGATCAATCACACGGCAAATTTTGTGGCGAAGGGCGATGGTGTCGCGGTTGTCAAGACTAAGAACTTCACCGGGAACAACACTCACGGCTCGGGCGCATGGTTCCACATTGACCATGCCGGCATTGGATTTAAGTCGATTGCGGCCGGTGCAGTGAATCAGTTCAGCGTTGAGTGGAACGATATCGGTACGGTGCGTAATCAGCCGACGCCGAACGGATCAAACGCATTTACGCCCAACGCAAACGACTACGATTTCTACGCAGACACGACCGACAACACCTTTAGAAACGTGGTCGTGCTGAACCCAACGAAAGCGTTCTATTCGACGGGCGGCGGCCGGCAGCTTTATTACAACATCAAGGGCCAGCCGTTAAGCGAAGGCATTCACACGGACACGGCCTATGACACGTGCCGTTATGAGCACATTCATTTCTGGCCGTGGTGGTCCGAAGCCGCGGGCGTTCAGAACTATACGAAGGCCAATGCGACGGCTTTCTACTCGGCACGCAACGACAATCCCATGTATTCGAACCTCTTTGCATTCGGGTACTTCACGGGATTCGCCTTCGCCAATAATGCGAACGGCCCGACAAGCCTTGCTGCGCTCAGCAACATCAACCTTGATTCGGTGGCGATCGGCGTGCGGCTGGACTCTACGTGCGCAGCCGCGACACTGTTCTTCTCGAACCTCACGATTCAAGGTCTCTTCGATGCGACGCAGTCGAACAGCGGCGTGTGGTCGCTGCCGGGCTCGAATGCCAATCAGATTCGAATCGACAACGGCGCAATCAGCGGGTTTGGAGCGAATGACATTCGGCTCGATGGGACTGGCAATTATTGCTGGGCCAAGAACATGAGGTATGGAACGTGGGGGCTGAATAACCCAGGGCTCTTTACCGCAGTCGCCGTCGCTGCGACTTGCCGCTTCGAGTCGGACTTCCCGTTCAACGCCTACACCGCGCAGACGGTCTTCAGTGGAGCGGGCGCGTTTCAGGTTCAACTCGCCAAGGGATGTATCACGATCCCCACGGATGGCAACGGGCACGCCACGGTCGTTCATGGCGCATCTGTTTTGCCGAACGCTGCTGTGACGACCGTTATGAACGATGCCGGGATCATCACCGCACAGCCTGTTCCGGGAAGCTTTACGACCTCGCAATTCGTTGTCAGGGTTCGAGATTCGACAGGCGCACCTTTGGTGAACAGTTCGATCTCACTCGCGTATGACAGCTTCTTTGCGCAGTAACAAGTATGGAAGATAACCCGACCAGCATTGCAGCGACGATGCAGCAGGCTACCGCGATGGCGTCGATGGCTCAGGAATTAAAAGGCCTGACATCGACGATGCAGCGGTACGACCAAAATTTTCAGGAGCTTGGTCGAATCAAGGATGCAGTGACGCGCATGGAAGTTCTGATGGAAGGCACAAAGAGCACAGCACAGCGTCAGTTTGAGCGGATTGAAAAGATCGAAGCAGAGATGGAAAAGGTATCGGGTGTACTGATGCAGATGAGCAATGTTTTGGCATCGAAGGCCGACGCTGATCGAGTTGACACCATCGACCGTAACACGAGCGGATTTATGAACCGCGTGAAAGGCGGAATCGCTGTGGCGGGTGTTGTATGGATTGCCGTTCAGGCGGGAATCGGTTGGGCGCTTGTTAGATTCATTGATACAACTGCCGCGAACAGCATGGCAATCGGTTTGCACACTCAGACCATCGACCGCATTGACCGCGAAGTCGCAGCGTTGAAAATCCTCAGGGGGCAGTGATGACTTCGTTCGATGACTCGTTCGCTGCGCTAATCGGCAACGAAGGCGGATACACGACCGATCGAAACGATCGCGGCAACTGGACCAGTGGCCAAGTAGGCATTGGTCAGTTGAAGGGCACCAAGTATGGCATTAGCGCCATGTCATATCCGACCATCGACATCGCTAATCTGACTCTCGATGCAGCAAAGCAAATCTACCGCCGCGATTACTGGAACAAGTTCAATGGCGATCAGCTTGATCCCGCGCTCGCGTTCCAGGTCTTCGACGGCGCGGTGAATAGCGGTGTGAGTGCTGCAGTGAAGTGGTTGCAGCAAGCCGCCGGCACTCCTGCTGATGGCATGTTCGGACCGGCAACGATGGCAGCGATCACGGCGCACGTGCCAGGCGCATTGATCTGTGCATTCAATGGATATCGCTTGAAGTACATGGCCGCTGCCGCGACGTGGCCTACCTATTCGAAAGGATGGGCGATTCGTATCGCGGACAACCTGATTAAAGGGGCAGCAGCATGAGCACATGGGGCGATGTAGCGGCATCAGTCGCAAAAGCAGCGCCGATCCTTGGCAACCTATTGCCTGGCGTTGGCACCGTCGCGGGTCTTGGTGTCGGCGCAGTAGCATCCATCGTCGCATCAGCACTCGGTGTCTCACCGGATCCTGACTCGATCATGTCGGCGCTGAAAAACGATCCGGATGCGCTTGCTAAAGTGCGCACTGCCGAACTGGATAACCAAACGCAGCTTGCGAACATCGCTATGCAGCGGGAGCAAAACGCGCTGGCAGCGCAGACCGCACAGTACCAAGCAGACGCAGTGGACCGCCAAAGCGCGCGCACGCTCGCGGAATCGGACAAGGATCACACAGCACGCAATCTAGCCTATCTCTACACAATGGCGCTGTTCGGGGTCATTGCAGCGCACCTGGTAATCATCGTCCGGGGTGTCTCAGTAGATGCAATTGCGATGTCGCTGATCTCGACGCTTGAGGGTGTGCTGATTTCCATGGTGCTAGGCTCGAAGGAGTTTTATTTCGGCTCATCCAGCAGCGCCGTCAAGCAGCAGGCTGCGATCACCGACTTTGCCACCGCGCCCGGCGCCGTGACGTCACCTACCGGCAGCACGACCACCGTGCAGACGCCCACCGATTCGCAGCAAACCGTCACGGTAGGCCCATCCGATAACCTCTACAAAGGCTCTTGATCATGAAACGCATCCTCTCTCTTGCACTAACGCTGTTCTGCGCCACATCATTTGGTGCGACGCTGAACCCGATATCGCTGCTCAATCCGGCAGGGTCAACCAGCGGGCAGGCAATCGTATCGACCGGGCCGACCACGGCGCCAGCGTGGACCACCATTACGCCCGCCGCGATTGGTGGACTTAAAGCATCCAACAATCTCTCTGATGTCGCGAGCGCCACCGCTGCTCTTACGAACTTGGGCGGCTTGAGCACGACGGCGGCCGCGAGCACCTACGCCACGATAACGAATTTGGCTTTGAAGGCGCCGCTCGCGTCTCCGACTTTCACAGGCACTGCGACTATCCCGACAGCGAACATCGCCGCTGGCGTGGTCAATGGCACATCTATCGGCGCGACTACGCCTTTCACCGGCGCGTTCACCACGCTCTCGGCAACAGGGCTTATATCGCCAGCTTCTACCATTGGCATCAAGGGTACTGCGACGAATGACAACGTGCAGTCCGCCAGCGTTGGCGAGTATCTGGAATCGTTCACGCTCGCCACTCCGCTGACGACGGGAACACTCACGAACCTTGCGAGCATCAGTCTTACCGCGGGCGATTGGGACGTGACCGGAATCGCCTCTTTCATTCCTGCGGCCTCAACGGTCACCGTTGTTACGCTCGCAGGGATCAACACAGTATCGGCCACGACTAAGGTGATATCTGGCGGCTTTGTGAACATTGCGGAAATTTGGCCCGCTCAGAACACACCGGTTGGAACGATGAACCTGACGGCACCCGTCACACGAATCAGCTTGGCCGCAACCACTACGGTTTATCTCGTCGGCCAGGCTAATTTCTCAACCAGCACGATGACTGCTAACGGTTATGTCCGCGCACGACGGGTTCGATAG